GTCCCATACGTCCCACTTCGATTTTGAAAAGTGGGACGTATGGGACACCACCGCAGCAACAGAATGCCGTGGTGATATATTCGCCGACATTCGCTAGGCGTTCACCCTGCGTTACCCACTTATTCACCGGGTGGCATTAAAACAGGGTTGCTGCCACCGGAATCGACCTGTAAAAAGTAGTCATCTTCGATAGGTGCGACCGCAGAGAGCGGCACAAAAAAACCGGCCAAACGGCCGGTTTTTTTATTTGTCGCTGGTGGGAATTTGAAAGGCTGCCAGCTTTTCCTTCGTACCCTTGGGGCTAGACCAGTACGCAGCAAGAGCAACGCCAATCGCTAGATAAAATATTGTGTTCCACAGGTTAGCCAGGAGCCACAAGATATCCATGCGCGTCAAAGGCGCATCACTCCTACCGAACTTGATCGTTTCCCATATCCCGCTGCCCACCACCAACAGAACACTGGCAACCGTTGCGAGCTTGATTGCCCATGTGCGCAGCTCCAATCGCTTCTGATCTGTTAGTTGAACCCATCCAATCATTAGCGAGCCAACCACACCCACTGTGGTTACGACATCGATCAATACACTCATTGCTCTGCTCCGATCCGTTGGATTACGTCGGATAGAGCTTCTTACATTCTGGTGTGACAGCCAAGTAACTTGGACGTGTTCCGAATCTATAAACCATGGGGAGCAGACATGACGAATGAGCAACAAGCACTGGCAGAAATGCCGATCTGGTTAGTGATCGTCCTGGCTCTGGTCGGTGGCGTATCGGGGGAGATGTGGCGGGCGGACAAGGATGGGGCGCGGGGTTGGGCGTTGTTGCGCAGGCTCGCGCTTCGGTCCGGGGCCTGCATTGTCTGCGGGGTGACGGCGATGATGCTGATGATTGCTGCCGGGATGTCGCTGTGGACGGCGGGCGCGTTGGGTTGCTTGACGGCGATGGCCGGCGCGGACGTTGCCATCGGGTTGTACGAACGATGGGCTGCCAAGCGATTGGGCCTCAGCGAAACCCCGCCAACCAGCGGCGGGCAGGGGTGATGCACCGCCCCGGCACCCCGAAAACCGCCGGGGACCCTAGGGGTATCTGAAGGACACGGGGTCGGAAACCCGCGGGAAACTGTTAGCCGCAGGTTCCCCAGCTTACTGAAATTTCAATCATTGAAATCTTGAAAGGGTTCATTGAAATACGTTGAAAAAGGAGGGCTCATGACAGAACCAACCTACCTGTCGAAGAGTGCCTTCGCGGCCCGGCTCGGCAGGTCGCCGAGTTACATCACCTGGCTGAAAGACAACAACCGTCTGGTGCTATCGCCCAACGGCAAACAGGTTGATGTGCATGCCACCGAAGCGCTGATTCGTGACACCGCCGACCCGAGCAAGGTCGCCGTCGCCGAACGACACCAGCAGGACCGGATTCAGCGTGACGTTTACAGCCAACTGTCCACTCAAACCGAGCCGACTTCCACGGCTGCGCCGCCGCAGGTGCTTACCGTCGACGGCAAGCTCCCCGACTTCCAGAAGGCCCGCGCCCTGCGCGAGCACAACATGGCCAAGCTCGCGGAGATCGAGCTCGGCAAAGCCCAAGGCGCGCTGGTCTCCAAGGAGGCAGTCGAAACTGGTGCGTACAACGCCGGCCGCTTGTTGCGCGATCAGCTTTTCGGTCCGCTACCGCAACTGTCCCATGACCTGGCGGCCATGACCGATCCTTGGCTGATCGAAAAACACCTGACCGCCACCTTCCGCCGAACGCTGGAAGAAGCAGAGCGCCTCTCTGCAGCGGATCTTGACCACGCCATGACTATGGATTGAACCCATGCACACGGAATTTCCTGACGGTGCAGAGGTGTACCGTGAGGCTTATTTCCGTGGACTGCGCCCAGACCCAGATCTCTGGATCGATGAATGGGCCGACGAGTACATGCGAATCCCGCGTGACACCGGTGCCCCTGAGCCCGGCCAGTACCGCACTTCACGGACACCTTATGCCCGCGAGCCAATGCGCTGCCTGTCGCCGGCTCACCCTTGCAAACGCGTGGTCACCATGGTGGCCTCGCAGTTAATGAAAACCCAGATCGCCCTTAACTGGATGGGTGGCCTGATCCACATGGCGCCGTCGAACATCCTGGCGCTGCTCCCCAGCCTTGGCCTGTCCAAGCGGGTTTCGGGGCGAATCAGCAAGACCATCAAGGCCACTCCCGTCTTGCGCGAGCGGGTCGCGGCCACCCGCTCGCGGGACGCACGCAACACGATGGACACCAAGGAATTCGAGGGTGGCTCCCTATACGTCACCACCGCCGGTTCTGCGGCCAACCTTTCGGAGCTGTCGGCGCGCTATATCTACGGCGACGAAGTCGACCGCTGGGAGAACGACGTCGGCCAAGAGGGTGACCCCATCAAGCTGGCAGAGACGCGGGCGACTAACTTCGGTCGTAACGCCAAGATCTACTTCTCCAGCTCGCCGACGATCAAAGGCGCCTCGCGGATCGCTGACCTGTTCGAGTCCAGCGACCAGCGCTACTACTACGTGCCATGCCCTACCTGTGGTCATATGCAGGTGCTGGAATGGGAGCGGCTGCATTACAGCAAGGACTTCAGCACTGTTCATTACGAGTGCGCTGCCCCTGAATGCGACGTGCTCATTGAAGAACACCATAAGAGCGACATGCTTGCCCGAGGCGTGTGGCGCGCCCATGCGGCTGGCGACGGCAAGACCGTTGGCTTTCATCTCAACGCACTGTATTCGCCAACCGGCTGGATGGACTGGGCTTCACTTGCCATCGAGTTTGAGGACGCCAAAAAAGCCCAGGCTCAAGGTGATACGAGCCTGATGCAGGTGTTCTACAACACCCGTCTCGCGAAGGTCTGGGACAGCACACTCGAGCAGACCAAGGCGGAAGTGCTGATCGCTCGGGCGCGGCTGGAAAACTACATCCTCGGTTCGATGCCGATCGGTGTGCTGATGCTGACCGGTGCCGTCGACGTCCAAGCCAACCGTCTGGAGTTGATGGTGATGGGCTTCGGCGTCGGCATGGAGCGCTGGGTTGTTGACCACCAAATCATCTGGGGCGACCCGGCAGACGAACGCACCTGGGCGGTGCTGGACGAGAAACTCAAGGCTCGTTACCGGCATCCCTGCGGTGTAGGTCTGGCGATTCTCGCCGTGGGCGTCGACTCCGGCGGTCATCACACCGATGAGGTCTACCAGTTCTGCCGCGTTCGACGCTGGCGCAACATCTTCGCCATCAAGGGCGCAAGCAAGCCTGGCAGGCCAGTGATTGCACAGCGCCCGTCAATGGTTGACGTAACGTGGAAAGGCCAGACCGAACGCAACGGCGCCGAGCTGTGGTTCGTCGGCACCGACACCGCCAAAGACTGGATCTACAACCGCTATCCATTCCCGGACGGTCCCGGATCGCTGCACTTTGCCAGTGACCTGCCGGACGAATTCTTCGCTCAGTGCGTCGCTGAGCGCAAAGTCGTGCGCTACGTGCGCGGACACAAACGCATCGAATGGGTGAAGGGCAAGGCCGAGCGCAACGAAGCGCTCGACCTGATGGTGTACTGCCTCGCCATGGCGCATTACCTCGGCATCAACCGCTACCAGGAACACGATTGGGACCGCGTGCGACAAGCCCTGGCCCAGTCCGGTTTGTTCGATGACGCCTTGAACATCAAGCCTGTTCAGGGCGAGCGACTTGATGTTGAGCAAACACCGGCGCCTGCTGCTGTAAGCCAAGCCCAGCCCGCACCACCACCCGCTGCACCGGTTACGCAAGCGCGACCGGCAGCCCCCCCTCAACGCCGCAGTTCTGCCAGCGGCTACCTGAAGAGACGCTGATATGTCCTTTACGAAAAAGCACCTCGACGCGGTTGAGGCGGCCATTGCTCGCGGTGAGAAAACTGTGCGCTATACCGACCGTACCGTGGAATACCGCACGGTCGATGAGCTGCTCAGGGCGCGCGAGGAAATTCGCTCGTCGCTGGCCAGCACTGCCGGGCCACGTTCGCGCGTGGTCCGGCTTTACCACGCAGGGAAGGGGGTCTGATGGCCCGACAGTTTCCGACGCTGACCCGTAACGGATTTGTCCTGCCATCCAACATCAAGGCCAGTTACGAAGGCGCCGGCGAAGGGCGCCGTTCCACTGGCTGGGATGCACCCGACAACGGGATCAACAGCATCAACACGCCGGCTCTGCGCAATCTGCGGTCGCGCTCGCGGGCGGCGGTTCGCAATGACCCGTATGCCTTCAACGTCATCGACAAGCGTGTCAGCAACCTCATAGGCACGGGCATCACCCCTCGGCCGACAACCGACGACGATGCATTGCGCAAACTGCTGCAGGAGCTGTGGGCGGATTGGGTCGATGAGTCGGATGCGGATGACCGTACCGACTTCTACGGCCAGCAGGCACTGGTGGCGCGCACGGTTGAAACCTCGGGCGAGTGCTTCGTCCGGTTGCGTCCTCGCAGTCTGGATGACGGTTTGGCGGTTCCGCTGCAGCTGCAAATCCTCGCACCGGAGTTCGTGCCGCACGACAAATTCGAGAGCACCAAAAACGGCAACGTCATACGCGCCGGCATCGAGTTCACCCCGGGCGGCAAGCGGGTAGCGTACTGGATGTACCTATCACATCCGCGTGATGCAGCATCGCTGAACGCCGGCTACAACCAGCTGGTCCGCGTGCCTGCCGCCCAGGTGCTGCACATCTTCGAACCGGTTGAGCCCGGCCAGTTGCGCGGTGTGCCGCGATTGTCGCCGGTGCTCAAACGCCTGCGCAGTCTGGACAACTATGACGACGCGGTGCTGTTCCGTCAGGAAGTGGCCAACCTGTTCGCCGGTTTCATCAAGCGGCCGGCGCCGGACTCGGGACCACTTCCCAGAGATCCGGTGACCGGTCAGCCGCTCGATCTGGACCGCGATGGCTTCACCCCGATGGTTGCGCTCGAACCCGGCACCATGCAGGAACTGGGGGCAGGCGAGGAGGTTGAGTTCTCTAAACCGCCAGACGCCGGCAACAACTACCCGGACTTCATGCGGCAACAACTGATGGCTGCTGCAGCGGGGTCGGGCACGCCTTACGAGATCCTCACCGGCGACATGCGCGGTATCAACGACCGGGCGCTTCGGGTGGTGCTCAACGAATTTCGGCGCCGTCTGGAGCAACTGCAATTCAGCGTGTACGTGCATCAGCTCTGCCGTCCCGTACGGGCGGCGTGGATGGACATGGCGGTCCTTTCTGGCGTCCTGGTGCTGGACGATTACGCACAGAAACGCCGCCAGTACCTGCGCACTCGCTGGGTGCCGCAAGGCTGGGCCTATATCCAGCCAGTGCAGGACGTGCAGGCACGCCGGATGGAAGTGCAAGCCGGTTTTTCCTCTCGTAGTGAGATGGTGCTGCGCACCGGCTACGACGCCGAAACGGTCGACCTGGAAAACGCCGCTGATCTGGCACGGGCCACAAAACTGGGCCTCAACTACAACACCCTTGATGCCGTCGATGACACCGACGACAAGGAGCAACCATGAGCAAGAAAGCGCGACCGCGCATTTACAACCGCGCAGGCAAGCGTATCGAAGTTCAGGACAAGACCTGGTACGCCCTGCAGGCCAGCGGAGAAGATACCGAGCGAGTGATCGAGGTATTCGTCTATGGCGAGATCGGCGCATGGGGCATCACTGCCAATCAGTTCGTGCAGGATCTGCGCGCCATGGACGATGGTGTGTCGCCGGTGATCGCCGCCTTCAACAGTATCGGCGGCGACCTATTCGACGGACTGGCCATGCATAACGCGCTGTCGCGTCTGGGCGAGCGCTGCACCGGACGTATCGATGCACTTGCCGCCAGTGCCGCCAGTGTCGCCGTATGCGGTGCACACCGCGTAGTAATCGCGGCGAACGCCATGTTGATGATTCACAACCCATACACCTATGCAGGCGGAGGCGCCGAGGACTTCCGCCGGGTCGCTGACGTATTGGATCAAACCTTGGAGGCGATCATTGCGGCCTATAAGGCCAAGGCGCCCGACATCGAAGACGCCGAGCTGCGGCGAATGGTTGATGCCGAAACCTGGCTGACTGCTCACGAAGCGGTGGCTCTTGGTCTTGCAGACGAAGTCGGCGACGGCCTCAAGGTCAAAGCATGCCTCGGTCAAGGCGCGGTGTTGCAACGGTTCCAGCACGCTCCGGTTGAGTTGGTGGCCCAGCTCGACGAGCCGCCTGAACCGGATCCCGAACTTGAACCTGTCGATCCGCCGCTGGTGCCGCCTGTAGTCGACTCGGCCAAGTTGGCATTGATGATTAGTCAGCGTTGCACGGCGGCGGGCATCAGCAATCTGATCGAGCCGCTGCTCAATTCTACCCAGCTCGAAAGCGAGGAAATCGTTCTCGCGGGCCTGGCTCGCGCCAAGGCGGTGAACGACCTCTGCGTCGCCGCGCGTCTGCCGGAATTCACCGCCGAGTATGTCGCGGCCGGTCTGGATGCGGCGGCAGTTCGGGCGCGTCTGTTCGACAAGATTGTCACCAGCGGCAAAGGCTTTGAAATCGACAATAGTCTGCCGCTGGCGGATGACCCAGCGCCCAAAGTGCTGGCTAAACAACCTGATCCCAACTCGATTTGGGCTGCTCGCCAAGCG